CTCGACGGGCTGCCCGCCCCCGTTGTGGTTCCACGTCCCCGGCAGGCGCAGGACGCGCGCCAGGTCGCCCAGGTTCTCCAGCTTCCAGCCCAGCGCCTCAGCGGCCAAGCAGACCGCCCCGTGCCAGCCACGTGCAAGCGTGGCGGCCCTGGCGCGGTCCTGGGCGTCGGCGAAGACCCAAGGGCGGTCGAGTAACCAGTAGGCGTGGAGCCCGTGCCCGCTGTGGACCACCATCGAAGGCGCCAGCGGCATGCGGGCCAGAATGCTTTCGGCCTCCTCGACCGTCGCAGGCAGCTTCTTTCCAGGGTGGGCGTCGCTGGCCAGGTCGATGTCCGCCCACAGCGTGCCGATGGCGGCGACCTCCTCGGCCTTGCCCCGACCCGCGGGCCGGCCTGCGATCAGGCCGAGGCCGAAGTAGACGTTCTGCCGGGTCGCCAGGTCCTTGGCATACGAAACGGCCTTGCCGACTTCGGAGAACAGTTCGGACCGCAGGCTCGGCACGGAGAAGATGGACAAACGGCGCCGCTCGCCGAGTGAGTCGCCGAAGATGTCGTGGACGAATTGCTCGATCATCGTGCCCCAAGCCTCCGCCCGAAGTTGGTTTTGCCGAAGTCGACGAGCCCGTCCTGGCCGAGAGTCAGGACGCGGCTCTCGCCGCAGAACAGGTTGAGCGAGCCGTGCTGGATGACGGCCGTGCCGAGGTGCTGGTGGGCCATGACGCTGGCCAGCGGCCCATGCTGCTTGAGGGCCGGGAAGAGGAAGCCAAAGGTGGGCACGACCGCCACGCCGCTGGGCAGGAAGAAGACGCTGTTCGTGTAGTCGATGAGCTGGTTGCAGCCGGGGCCGATCTTCTCCCCTGAGCGCTTGATTTCGACGACGATCGCGCCTGATCGCCAGCCGGCGTTGAATAGCTTTTCGTTGGGAAGAATCAGGACGTCGGCCTTGACGGCCTGATGCTCCTGGAAGAAATGCTTCCAGAGCGGCTCGCCGAAGACCTGCCGGTAGGCGCGGAACATGCCCGTAGCGGTCAGGAACTGGACGAGGAAGTCCTCCGCGTCGGACTCCACCGTCCAGTCGCCGCAGGTCACGTCGAGCCTGCCGTCGGGTTGCCAGGTTTCCGTCAAATCGGTCATCCGTGACGCCATGTCTCCGTCAGATCAGAAAGGCACCTCATCACCGGCCCACTCATACTCTGGTACTGGAATTCGTTCATCCGCGCCGGACAGCAGCGGCGGTTTGGGTCCGAGTTCGTGCTTGGCGATCCGGTCGTACTTCTCCCCCGCGACGGTGCGGACGGTGATCGCGTGCGTTTCGCATATGCCGCCGGCCTCGCAGACATCCACCGCATCCTCCGCCGTGGCGGGCACCGGCTCGTTGGACCGCTGACGCCACCAGCCTTCCGCCTTGTTGTGGGCGTAACCTGTGTGTTCGAAGCAGATCCACTCCGACTGCCAGCGGTTCAGGCCGATCTGGTACTCGACCCGCATGGTGCGGGGCGAATCCGCCGGGGCATCGCGCTTGATGTGGACGCTGTATGAGATGCCCAGCACCGAGTACTCCGTCGTCGTGACCTCGCCTGAAAGAACCCCCGCGGTCGTCGCCTCGGCGTCATGGTTTGACCGCTCCCGCTCAGGGAACATGAACCCGCAGTCCGGACAGCGGCCGTAGCCGGCGGCGATGACCGCATGGCACTCCGGACACTCCTTCGCCGGCGCCTCACCCCCGCGTCCGGATGCATCCCGCGGCTTGACCTGGTCAACCGGGCCGTGGCGCATGACGTTGCCGCCGAAGTCCAGCACCAGGCAGTCGGCTTTGCCTGGGTCCGTCCTAAAGCCCCGACCACAGCACTGGTAAAAAAGGCCCGGTGAGTTTGTCGGCCGCAATAGAGCCACGCAGTCGACGTTGGTGGCATCGAAGCCCGTGGTCAGGACGTTGACGTTGCACAGGAACTTGAGGTCGCCGGAGCGGAACAGCTCTATCAGTTCTTCACGCTTGGCGTCGGGGGTGTCGCCGCAGATGAATCCGCACTCCTGGCCATGGCCGTCCTGTAGGGCCTGCTGGATGTGCAGCCCGTGCTGAATGCCCGAGGCGAAGACCAGGACGGAGTGCCGGTCGGCGGTCTGTTCGACCAGCTCGGCGCAGGCGCTGCGCACCAGGTCCTGGTCGTCCATGAGCCTCTCGACCTCGTCGGCGATAAACTCCCCGCCACGGATGTGCAGGCCCGAGGTGTCGGCCTTTGCCCTGCCCGCCTTGCTGCGAAGCCGGCACAAGTGGCCCTGGACTATCAGCTCCTTGACGCCGATCTCGTAGCAGACCGCGTTCAGGAAGTTCTCCGGCGCGCAGATCGAGCCGGTGGTCATTCGGAACGGCGTCGCCGTCAAGCCGATGGTTCGGACGTTCGGGTTGACCACCTTGGCGTCCGCCAGAAACTGGCGGAACATGCCATCGCCCTCCGGCGGGATCAGATGGGCCTCATCGACAAGAATCAGGCTAAAAGCGTCCAGTTCCGCGGCCCGCTTGTACACGGACTGGATGCCGGCCACGATCACAGAATGCTCCGTATCCCGGCGCCTCAGTCCTGCCGAGTAGATGCCCACGTCCAGGTCCGGCGCCATCCGCGACAGCGTTCCAGCCGTCTGCTCGAGCAACTCCTTGACATGAGCGAGGATCAGCACGCGCCCATCCCAGCGCGAGATGACATCCCGGCAGACCGCCGCCATCACCGGCGTCTTGCCGCCGCCCGTTGGGATCACCACGACGGGGCTGTCGTCCCGTTCCCGCAGGTGGCGATAGACCGCCTCTACAGCCTCTACCTGATAGGGCCGAAGTTGGATCGCCGGCCGCGATGTTGGTTTCTGTACCATTCAATCACCTGTTCCCGGTCATGGATGGGCCTGGCCGACGCCAGCAAGGCCTTGACGAAGCGTTTCAGGAGGTCCGGCTCGTTGGCGTAGGCCTTCTGGTAGAAGACGCCGAACGACCAGACCCGGAATCGGTCCTCGATCTTCTCCCACTCGTCGTGGTCCAAGGGATTCTCGTGCGAACCGGCTACTTCCGAGCCCAGGGCGGCGTGTCACCGGCCGTGCGTGCCGGCGCGGCCGCGGCGCCCTTCTTGGCGAAGCCCGCGATCTCGTTTGAGAGGTCGCCGGTGTCCTTGCGGGGCTTGAGCTTGACGGTGATCTCCAGGGGCAGGTCGTGCAGCTCCGTGCTGTCCTTCGGCGTCGTGACGCCGACCGCGCGGCAGATTGCGGAAAGTTGCCCCCGGGCGATCTGGACCGCCGTGGCGTTGGCGTTGTCGAGGTTCAGCCGCGTCCAGAGCTTGCGGTTGCGATACTCGCCGTCGAGGATCTGGAAAGTCAGTTCCAGGAAGCTTCCGGACTTGTCCTTTGTCGGCTTCATCGCCGACGCCACGATGGCGGCGGTGTATTTCCCACTCGGGACAGGGTCCAGCGGCGTGCTGGGGTCAACAGTGTTGGCGTCAAATCCATGCAGATCAGCCATTTTGGGTGTCCTTTCCGTTTTCGGAAGCGTTGGTAATGGGGGCGCCGTCGAAGTACTTGGCGTACTCGTTCCAGTCGAGGGGCAACTCGTCGGGCAGGTTCAGGCGGTTCTTGGCCACGTGCGATGGCCGTTCCGTGGTACGCAGAATGCGTTCGCCCGTCCCGAGCCCCCGTGTCTTGGTGCGGTTGAAGCCTTCATCCGTCTGCTTGATGTGGACCTTGTACGAGGCGAAGAGGACCTCGTCGGACCATTCCTGCACCAGGGCCGACGCGAGCTTGTGGAGCCGGGGGCAGTATCTGTCGTAACTGTCCTGAGCCGGATCCTCGAAGCGGGCGATCTGCGAATGGGCGATCATGACGATGGTCATGCCCCTGTCGTTGCGCAGAGCGTCCAGGCCATCGAGGAATTTGCGCCAGTGAGCCACCGCGAAGACATAGGCCTTGCCGTAAGGCACATCCTCCATGCTGGCGACGGTGCGCTCTGTGCAGACGGTCTGCCAGATAAGCTGCTCCAACCAGTCGAGGCTGTCGACCACAACAGTCCGGTAGTTGTGGTCCTCGGTGTACAGCGCAGCCAGCGCCGCGATGACGTCGTCGAACGAGGCGGCCAATGGGAACTTCTCGCAGGCGATGCCGGCCAGGCCGTCCTCGGTCTGGACGAAAACCGGCCGGTCGCTGCAGGCGGCGAATGAGGATTTCCCAACACCGTGAACGCCGTAAATCATTGCCCGCCGCGGGGCGGGCTGTTTACCGACAATGATCTGCGATAGCATGCTCATGCGGTTTTCTCCTTGGTTTGGGGGAACTCGTCTATGCGCCGGACCCGAAACGAGGCGGGGCCGAACTCCCGGCTGATGAAGCCGGCGAAGATTCGATTGAGGTCGCGACCGACGGGCGTGCCGGCATCGATGGTGCACTCGCGGTCCTTGGCGCGCAGGCAGAACCGGCCGTCCAGGCGGACGCGGGTTTCGCCGTGCAGCGACTCGACGGCCAGGACGCTGAGCAGAAGCGTCTGCTCGAGTTCGTCGCCCGGCACGGCTTCGTCGAACTTGTAGTGGTGAATGTCGGTGCTCATTTCTGTGGCCTTTCCGGCCCGTTTGTCGGGCCTATCGTTCAAGTACCGGAATCTGCGGAAGAGCGCCGGAGACGAGGCGCAAATTCCTGTAAGTCGACATCTGTGGCTGGCTTACGCATCTTCGCGATCCGGTCGAAGAGCGTCCCCCATGGTATTCCGGCCTCTTCGGCGACGTGCGTGGGCAGGTCTTCCAGGAGCTTCTCGGCAAGGGCCCTCAGCTTCGGCGGAAGCTTCGACAGGAACTCCTCGACAGCCATCCGCAGATCGGCCTCGTCCACGAAGCTTCGCCGCGCCCGGCCGAGGCGGCGAAGGGCCGCATCCTGATCGAGTAGGTCGCCCCGCTCGATAGGCCGCTTCTCCTCGTACCCGACCTCCTGATTAAGCGAGAGATGACGCTCGTCGCCACCACGCTTCATCGCTTGCCTGTGCTCGATCAGCGACGCGAACTTGTTCCTGATGATTGCACGCTCCAAGGCGTTCACATGCCCGCGGCCAGGCACGTAGGACGAGGACCGCGCCCAAAGATGGACGAGCAGTTCTTGTGCTGCATCCTCTCGGTCCTCGTCGGTGTAGGACTGCCCCATGTGCTTCCTTACCCAGAATCTGATGAACTTGACGGCGCACTCTGACGGCTTCCACTCGGCGGGCTCGGCCATGCTTCGTTCCTTCTCGCGATGTGCGAGGAGGCCGTGCAGATGTCGCCCAAGTGAGGCCTATCAGGAACAGATGGAGGCTGTTGCGAAATCGCCCAAATTGGCGACATCCGCAGCAGCCTCCAGTTTTTGGTCAGTCTGCTACCTGATGCTTTCGTATTCGGTTGTCGCTCGGCCTGTCAGGCCGGGCAGTCACATGCGCGCGCAAAATAGAGATCAGTTCCGTCCAACGACCAATGAACTGGCAGGCCATTAGCAACGTCGATGAAGACTTCCGCTTCCTCCGCCTCGAGCTCCCGGACCCACTCCATGAGGTCAAGCACGTGTTTCTTGAGCGCGAAATCGTTAGGTGCATGTGGCTCCTCGACAGATGGAGCCTTGATCGGTCTTCCATGCTTCCATAGACGGGGGAGGCGAGTGAACTGAGGCTCATTGCCGCAGATGTGCAGTCCGCCTACTTGGCCATGCCCGAGCCATTTGCAGATGTTCACCACCTGCTGCCACCCAGCCGAGAGCTGCGTGTTCCTAACCTCGGGGCGAAGTGCTTCGCGGGTAAAGCCGCTGCTACAGGCTTCAGGATCAGTACGCACCATGCACCATACTCCATCTGACTTTCATTAGTGGGCACGCGCCACCGTCAGACTGAGTATGACGTGATTTTCTCAAGTGTCAGTCCTGACGCGCGTCACTGACCTTGCCTGACAAGTCGGTAACCTTCTCTTGAGTTCACAAGTATGCCTCGCTTGCAGAGATTGGAGAGAATCGCTCGGTAATGAGAGCTGTTGTCATACCCCGCAATGCGCAGGAGCTGGCGTGCTTGCAGCACTTGCGAGCCAAGTGCTTCCAGGATCATCTCTTCGGTAGTCGTTAGCTGGGAATGCCTGGGATAATCCTCGGTATCTGGAAGACGGATACCGTAGAATTCTCCAATGACCTTGCACAAGTTAGCCGTATCTCGTGCGTTCTTGTGAATCCAGCTACGGAGTACAGCCAGCC